CGGAGCTGCACTATGTGCTGCTGGCCAGCGGAGAGCGCTGCCGGATCACATCCGCGAGGCATGATCCGGCAGCGCTTTCGAGTCAGCTGGTGTGCGAGGCGGTGAGGCTCTAGGGGTTACCGGCGCTCCATATCGCTCGCGCATGATCCTGTTTAAGGCGCTCTATTTCGGCGTTATGGTCGATCTGCTCCAGATCTCGGCAGATCTCCAGCCTGGCCGCCCATGCAGCAGGTGAGCAACCCGTGAGCGCCTTCCAGCGCCACAGGAGGAACGCCGTCCGCTCCTCTTTGGTTTTCGGGGGGTGATCCCCCATCACAGCGGGCCAATCCGCCTCCAGGGCCCGCAACCGCTCGTGTTTTTTGTGGATCTCATATCCATCCATGGCTAGTAATCCACCCGCTGGCGAACCAGCAGCAGGGTGTGGAAGCAGTCAAGCTTCCGATTGTACAGCTCCTGGCCCATGGCGTTGCGGGCCTGTGCCGCGTTCATTGTGCGGCGCAGGTACCGAGGGATCCTGATGGTGTGGAATGAGGCTGTCATGGGTGGTGATCTCCTTCGATCTGGTGGCCATGGGGCGCATGTCGCGCCGTGGCCCCTTGTGGGGTAGGATGGGACGCCCAGCGGCCTGATTTTCCGGGCCTTAACGGGGCGCCTGTGTTATCTGGAGCCCTTGCAGTCGGCTCTAGGTGCCTGGCGCGGGTTTCCCGCCGCGCCTCGGGTGCTGGTCTAGCTGGCCTGCTGGGCTGGGCCGTGGCCCTTCTCCTGAAGGGCGCGCACTAGTTGGGTGGCGTACTTGCGCATCGCGCGCCTCACCGCCTCCGTCTGGCCCGGCGTCCATCCCCACCTGGCCCCCTTGACGAACAGATCGGAGAGGAAGCGGCCATCGGTGCCACTAAACCCCATGCCGTTATCTTCGCTAACCTCCCCGGCGCGCTTCTCCTCTTCCGTCTGGCGGGCGTAGATTACGCCCAGCAGACGATGGAGCGCGGGCGCATCCGCGCCTTCAATAGCGCGCTGGAAGCGGGCGCGGTCCCAGATGGACCCGTCGCGCCCGTAGGCTTCGGTGGCGCGGAGCTTACGGGTGGTGTTGTTAGCCATGGTGTCTCTCCTTCTTGCTGGGGCGCCCGTCGCGCCCTCCATATATATACTGTAGTACAGAACGATGGGCGCGTCAAGGCCCCAGCACAAAATTCTTGCCCATCCCCCATGGAGCTGCTACGATCCAGACATGACGCGCGCCGCCTTCCAGATCCAGATTGATGGGGCCTCCCGCCTGGCCAGGCTATTGGAGCAGGCCGGCGGCAACCTGGATCAGTTCTTGCTGGCGGCTGTGCAGGCCGGCGCCATGGTGATCGAGAAGGAGGCTAAGATCCTGGCCCCCGTGCGCACAGGCACCCTGAAACGCTCGATCCATACCCTCACCGCCATGCACAGGGGGGGGGCTGAGGCTGTCGTGGGAACGGACGTGGAATATGCAGCCGCACAGGAGTTTGGGGCGGGGGGGAGGCCTGCGCGGGCCTACCTGCGGGGCGCCGTAGACGCGCACAGTGACGAGATCGCATCGCGCACGGTGCGGGGCCTCTCCCGCTCCCTGGCGCGGGCCCTCGGGGGGCAAGGGGGCGCCCCGTGAGCGTCGAGAGCGCGATCTTTGCGCGGCTGTCTGGGTACGCGCCGCTGCTGGCGCTGGTGCCGGCCACGCGCATTTTTAACATGCGGAGGCCCCCCAAAACGGCGCTGCCGTGCGTGGTTTTCCAGCAGGTGAGCATGCAGCCCTACGTAGCGCTCACCGCTACCACCGGGCTAGCCAGGGCGCGCTACCAGGTGACGAGCTACGGGAGCAACGCGGACAACGCTGCTGCCGTGGCCAGCGCTGTGCAAGCCGCCCTAGCGGATTGGGCCGCAAACCCAGTTGTGTCCAGTTACATGCTGGATCAGCGGAAGTGGATCGATCCCGACGACGACACCGCGCGGGTAGACCAGGACTATCGGATCATGCATAATAATCCCTGACGGGATCACGCATTAGGCGCGCGGATGCGCGGAGAGGGACGCAACCATGTCAACCGCAGCCCGCGTAGCGCTGATCAGCTTCGCCACCAGCTCCGGCGGATCCTACACCACGATCGGCGACATCAATTCCGGCTCAGTGAGCATGGATAAGGAGATGATCGACGTGACGGTGTTGGCCGCCGAGTGGCGCGCCAAGCTGGATGGCCTGAAAAATGCATCCTACGAGCTGGACGGCTTTTACAAGGCCTCCGACACGGGCCAGGCCATGCTGTGGACGCAGCTGCTTGGCACCTCGGAGCTCTGGATCAAGTTCCTGTTTGACGGCACGAATGGGTACAAGCAGCAGGTGCGCGTGACCAAGATCAACCCTGGTGGCGACGTGGCCGGCGCCTTGAGCTTCAAGGTCAGCATGGAGAGCACCGGGGCGCCTACTGCGGTGCCGTAAGCGGCATAAGGGTTCGTTCTTAGGTGGTGACGCGATGGGGGGAGGGTGCCAGCCCTCTTCCCATTTTGATCGGGAGGGCTGCTAGATGGCCATCGCAGGGCGCGTAGCGAGGATCGGGATCAGCGGGAACGCTGTGGCTTTCGTGCGTGAGGCGGCATCCTACATCAGGCAGAACCTTTTTACCTACAGCGATCCGACCGCGGTGAATGGGGTCACGTTCCCCACTAATAGCAACGTCACGGCCATTTCGAGCGCGTTCATTCCGACAGCTGGGGGTGGCTATTTCAACGGAGGGATCAACCTCGGCGATAACAGTATGGAGCGCACCGCCTACAAATCCGTTAGCACGCTCTCTGTGGGGGCCAGGTACATCATGAGCGCCTACGTCCTGATGGGGGATTCCAGCGCGCCAGATCCAGGCAGCGCGGGGGCTGGGAAGGATTTTGCCTTTTTCTTCAACGGGGGAGATGAGACGAACGCCAGCGCCTACACCGTGACCCTGATCGGGAGCAGCGTGTACCGCGTGAGCGCGCCGATCCTGTACACGACTGGCACCACGTTTGGAGTCCATAAGCAGGTGGGGCACAGCACCAAAACCTGCAAGATCACTGGGTTTCAGCTCGAAAAGGTTCCCAGCGTCTCCTCCACCGTCGGCACCTACACGGCGACCCAGGCCACCGCGGAATACGGCAAGTACCGCCTCTCCACCAGCTCGCAGCGCGTGTGGGATGCCACGGCGACGGTGACCGTGCTGGAGGAGGCCGCGGGCGCCAAGAGCAGCGATCCCGCCACCGCCGTTGGCAGCGCGGGCGGCGCGGTAGCGATCCACCCCAACGGCAACTGGATCGCCGTGGGCTTTGCCAGCGCCCCCTATGTCCATGTCTACGCATACGACTCCACCACGGGGGCCATCGGTGCGAAGAGCAGCGACCCTGGTACGGCCCTGCCGGCTGGCATCGGTGTCGGCGGCATGGCCTGGTCACCTGATGGCGCCTACCTGGCCTTCGCCGTGGCCGCCTCCCCCTACATCCAGATCTACGCCTTCAACGCCACCACGGGAGCCATCGGCTCCAAGTTGGCTAACCCTGCCAGTCTACCAACCGGCGCGGCCCAGTCGGTCGCGTGGAACGCGGATGGTACCGCGGTGGCGGTGGGCCTAGTCGTGTCCCCATACATCGAGGCCTACGCCTTCGCGGCCGGGGCTATCGGCGCGAAGGCGTCCAACCCCGCCACTCTGCCAACGGGCACGGTGTATGGCCTCTCCTGGAGGGTTGGCAGTACGCACGTGGCGCTGGCTCACGAAAACAGTCCATTCGTCACGGTTTATGCCTGGTCTGGTGGCGCTTTCGGCGCCAAGGTCAGCGACCCCGCCACCCTGCCCACGGGGTTTGCGTTCGCACTCGACTGGAGCCCTGCCGGTGACTACCTGGCCGTCGGTCATGGGGCCAGTCCGTTTCTCTCGGTATATCCCTGGTCGTCTGGGTTCGGCGCGAAACTCTCAGATCCCGCCACCGTGCCCGGGGATACGCAGTTCGGCGTGAAGTTCAGCCCCAGCGGCAACCATTTAGCGTGCTGTGGCGCAGCCAGTGGGAAGCTTAGTATCTACCCCTTCGCGGGAGCCCTCGCGCCCAAGCTGGACGCCCCGGCCACCGTCCCAACCGGGGTGTGCTACAGCGTGGGCTGGGCTCCCAACGGGAAGTGGCTTGGGGTGGGGATGGACTCCTCCCCCTACCTCCACGTCTACCAGTTCTCCAAAGCGAGCACGGAATCATGGACCCCCAACCGCCTGGACGGATGGGTACAGGCCCAGGCTGCGAACTATGCGCGCCAGGGGATCGAGATTAGCAGCTCTGTGCGGGCCCCTGCCTACGTTTTGGGGGCCAAGGAGTGGTCTCTATCTGTTGAAGATGAGCTGTACGACGCCTCAACCTTCGAGACCTGCGGCACAAACGGAGGTTGGCGCGTCATGGAGGAATCCGGCCTGAAAAACGTCAGCGGCACCCTGGCGCAGTTCTGGGGCCTCACTGACGACGACGCCATGCAAGCCCTCATCAGCGGCACAGCGGCAACGATCGTCGAGATCGTGAGCGACCGCGACGCCTCCGAGGTGTTCGCTCGCGTGGCATGCTTCTTCAACAAGGATCAGCTCTCCGCGGCCCTTGGCGGCGCCGTTGAAGAGGCGGTAGAATTTACCGGGAGCGCAGACGCGGATGGCCGCGCCCTTGCGCTCCCTGTGTACGCCCTATAGAGGCAGGAGGAACACCATGCCCGAAACCAGCACCACGGCGCCCCCCAAGGGGCTTTCCCTGGAATCCATCCTCGGGGGGGGGCCTCAACTCCCCACAAAGGCCGTCGAGATGCCCGAATGGGGCCCCGGCTGCGTTGCCTACGTTCGCGCCCTCACCGCTGGCGAGGTCGACAAGTGGCGCCAGGGGATGATCCGCGGCTACGACAAGGACGGCAAACCGGATCTCGACAGCAGCGGCAATGGCCCCAAGTTGCTGGCACGCGCCCTCTGTGACGGCAACGGGAATCGCTTGGTGCCGGAGGATCCGACCGAGATCACGATCGCGGTGGCCAAGCTCTCGGCGCTCCCATCGGGGCCTGTGGAGCGCCTGGTGAAGGCCGCGCGCGCTCTCTCCGGGTTGGATGACGACGCGGGAAAGTAGCCTTCCTTGCGAACCGCTACCGGCTCATGCTTTTCGCCGTCGCCGAAAAGCTCCGCATGCCGGTTTGCGAGGCCGAGGCCAGGATCCCGGCATCGGAAATTCAGGAATGGGGCTGGTTCTGGGAATGGCGCAACCGGGAGCGCCAGCTAGCTGACCAGAAGCGCCAGCGTCAAGAGTCAGCAAGAGAGAAGGCCCGTAGGGAAGGGAAAACCTACCGGGGGCCTGTGGAGTAGAAGAAGGGGGAGGCCAGCGCTGGCCTCCCCCTTCTGTGTTTACCGGCGCTGCTCTACCATGCAACGGCCCTGGTTGCCCATTTGCTGGCGCTTTCGGCCTCCAGATAGAGGCGAAACGCTCGCGCATCACCATTCATAGTCGCGCAGTGAGCCTCGCGAAAAGCGGCGGCGGCCATTCTTTCAGCAGCAGCAGCGGCCAAGCCCTGCAGGGCTTCGCAGGCCGCTGCGGCGGCCACCCTCACGGTGGCCTCTTTGTCGCTGTAAAGGTGGGTCCACCTTGCGTTACGGCAGGCCATTGCGTTCCGGCCCGCGCGGGCGGCGGCGGCGCTGTTTGCGTTGCTCATTTTGATCTCTCCTTCTTGCCGGGGCGCCTCTCGCGCCCCACTTCTATACTGTACTACAGTGGAGAGAGCGCGTCAAGTCCCCACCCAAGATCTTTCCAACAACACAAAGGGAGGCCGGCGCCGGCCTCCCTTCCTCGCTTCTCCCGTGGCCCTGGATCCAGGGGATCGCTTGTTCCCTCCCTCGCGGGCTTCGATCACGCGGGATCGGGTTGGGCCTCCCTTTTCCGCGTTGCCGCTCCTCTCAGGGGCGCCGAGGCCTCAAAGCGGCTGTACGCCTCGGCGCGTTCCCATTGTGCCGTGGCTCTCCCCGTCGATCCAGGTCAATGGGAGCGCTTGGCGCAATGGCTCTATTGTACTACAGACATAGTGCAAGTCAAGGATCTTTTCCCGCCGCCCTCCCTGGGGTAGACTGGGATCATGATCACGATCCCTGGCGTGTCGATCTCCCTCTCCCTGAACGCCCCGGGGGTGTCGGCAGGGCTCCAGAGCGCTGCCAAGGACGTGAAGGATCTCGGCAAAGCCAGCGCTGACGCGGCTTCTGCTGTTGGCTCCCTCGGTAAGGCCATGGGCGTGGCAGCTGCCGCGCTCTCCGCTGGCATGGGGGATGCGGTACGCCGTACAGCTGAGTTTGAACGCCAGATGGCAGCCGTGCGGGCCCTCTCCGGGGCAACGGCGAAGGAGATGGGGGAGCTGCGCGACACGGCCCTTGACATGGGCACGCAAGGCCAGTTTGCGGCTACCCAGATCGCCAGTGGCATGCGGGAGCTGGCCGCGTCTGGCTTCAGCGCTGGCCAGGCCATGGCCGCGCTGCCGGGCATCCTCAACACCGCGACAGCAGCAGGTGAGGACTTCCGCGCCGTATCCGGGCGCATGACGGACATCATGGCGGCCTTCCAGATGAAGGCCGGCGACATGGGGATGATCGGTGACGCCCTGGCCACAGCCGCAAACGAAAGCCAGGCCTCGATTACAGACATTGCCGAGTCCATCAAGTACGCTGGATCGTCCGCGCACCTTGCTGGCGTGACCCTGCACGAGACGGCTGCGGCATTCACCGTGCTGGCCAAGGCCGGCATCAGGGGCTCGATGGCCGGCACGGAATTCGCTGAGATCTACAACCGCCTGGCCACCGGGCATAAGCCGGTCAGAAAGGCCATAGAGGCGCTTGGTGTCTCGATCAAAGACACCAAGGGGAATTTCATCCCGCTGGCCCAGATGATCGATGTGCTTCGTGAGAAATTCCAGCACCTGACCAGCACGGAGCAGATGCACCGCGCGGAGCAGATCGCAGGCGTGCAGGGCATGAGGGCCCTGCTGACCCTCATGAACGCAGGCGGCGACGTGATCCGGGACTATGAGCGGAAAACGATGGCCCTCGGCAGCTCCACTAAAATGGCCGCTGACATGAGTGACAATATCGGCAGCGCGCTGGATCGGCTGGCAAACGCAGCCGACGCGGCTGCAATCTCGTTTGGCACGGAGCTAATCCCCCACGTTGATCAGGTTCGCAAGGTGCTACAGGGGGCCGCTGAGGCTTTCGTGCAGGCCGATCCCGCTACCCGGAAGATGGCAGCTACCGCCACCCTCGCGGCGACCGCCTTCCTGGGCCTCTCAGCGGCCGTCATCGCGGTGTCCCTGGCGGCCCCGCTGGTGGTGTCCGGGATCGGGGCTGTGGCTACCGTGGTGGGGGGCGCCGTGGCCAGCATGGGCCTGTTGGAGGTGGCAGCCCTGGCGATCCCGCTGGCGTTCGCTGGCGCCGTCGCGGCCTCGCAGCAGCTGCGCGACGCGATCCGGGATGCGCTGTCTGGTCCCGTGGTGGCCGGCATGATCGGCAGCTTCCAGGGTTTAGCGGACACGGCGCGCACCGTGTTTGGTCAGCTGGCCGGGATCGTAGTGGAGGCATTCCGAGGCCTCGGCGATGCCCTGGCCCCCGCCATGGGGCCCTTGATTGAGGGTGCGGCCCAGATCTGGAGCTCCATCGCGGACAACGCGCGCGCCATCCTCGGCACGCTCCCGGATCTCATGCGCCAGCTGGTGACGGGGATCCAGGCCGCATGGCTGGTGCTGGGCCCCTTCATCACAGGAGTTCTGGCCCCCCTGTGGGCTGGCGTGGTGCAGTTGGTTCGGGGCGCCATCGACGTGATCGGGGGTGTCGTGGCCGGCGGCCTGCGGCTCCTCACTGGGGATTGGCAGGGCGCCATGGAGTCCCTGGGGCAGGCCGCGCGGGGCCTGGGATCCATGATCTCGGCGCCGTTCCAAGCCGTGTCCGGCGCCATCATGGGCGTGCGGGCTGCGGTGTTGGATGGGATCGAGGGGATCGTCGGATTCCTGGATCGCGAGGTGGCCAGCTTCAGTGTGATCGGCAAGGGGATCCTGGGGGCCTTCGCCGTGGTCAACCCAGGCATGGCCCTCATGGTGGTGGGGGCCCGCGCCGCGGTGCTGACCACGATCGATCTTCTGCGGGCTGTGGAGGCTGCGATCCGTGGGGATTGGGCAGCTGCCTGGCGCTACGCCACCAAAGCCGTCGCCGACGCGGCCAGCGTGGTGACGGTGCCGGTGAATGCGATCCGAAGCGTTTTCGGGAGCCTGACACAGGACACCAAGGTGTTGTTGCAAAAGCTGGTAGCGGCCCTGAAGGCCACGTTTGGTGTGGATCTCAGTGGCGCCGTGAACCTGGTAACGCCTCACCTGGATCGGCTCACTGAGTATTTCCGGGGGACATTCGACAGGATCAAGGATCTGGCGGATGACTGGGTACTGGATATGCAGCTTGACTTTGTGTCTGCAATCCAGGCAGCTGGCCGTTTTGTGGCATCCTTGCGTGGGGCAACTCCAACGGCGACAGCCCCAGCGGGGCCCGATAACGGCGCGCTGCTGGCCTCCGAGGATTCTCGCCTTGCTGGCCGCGCTGCGGCTGCCACCCAACGGGAACTGATCGACGCCGAGGCTACCCGCCTGCGCAATCGTGCTTCGCGCCCCGCTGGGCCTCAATTCAAGCTCCCTACCCCCCGCGGAAACGTGGGGATCGGCGCCATGGGGTACGACCATAAGGCCGCTGGTGGGCATGGTGCCGCCGACGACGCCAAACGCAAAGCCGAGGATCTAGCCAAGGCATGGAAAGATCTCGACAAGGTAGGGGCGCACCTGACAGAGCGCGTGGCGATCTACGGTGACGCGATCAACGTGGTCAGTGAGCGCAAGCAGGGCTTGCAAAGCGCTGTTGACAAGCTGATTTCGACCTATCAGGAGCAGGGGAAGGCGGTTCCTATCGAGCGCCTAGCGCGCTACGGCTCCGAGATCGCCAACCTCACCGCCATGGAGCAGGCGCAACAGCGCGCCCTGCGCGACACCGGAGACGCACAGCGCGCCATCGGCGACGCCTACCGCAATGTTGCTGCCGCTGTGAAGCTGGCCGATGCGGAGTTCGAGATCTCCGGGAAAACGCTCGACGACCAAAAACGGCGCCTTCAGGCGATCAAGGGTGCCTACCACGACGCGGCGAAGGCCATGATGATCGCGCCTGTGGTGGCCCCCTACGCTCCCGGCGGGGCGGCGCCCATGCTCGCTGGCCTCGGCGCTACCGGGGCGCAGCTGGGGGATCTGGAGAAACAGGAGGGTGCAGGCAAGATCATGGCGCAGCTCCGAAAGGATCTGACGAAGAACGCGGCCGAGCTGCAACGCACTGGGGACGCGGCAAAGAGCGCCACAGCAGACGTGCAGGCCTTGGAGCGCGCGCTAGGGGCCTCGGCTGCTGCGTTCGGGGATGCGGATGGTGTAACGCAATCGTTTGGCGCATCCCTGGATGAGGCCATGAATAAGGCGGCGCGCCTAACCCAGGCGCAGCAACAGGCGCAGTTCTTCGGCGACGCCATGAAGGTGGCCGGCGACAGCGTAGGGCGCATGGCCGACAAGGCCGGCGGCTTGGCCTCCGAGTTGGGGGGCATGCTCAAGCCCCAGCTGGAAACGATGCGGCAAGCGCTGGTGCTCGGCGCGGATGGATTCAGCAAGCTGGATATCGCTGCGATCAAGGCCACAGCCACCATTGGAGGAATAGTGGCCATCCTCCAGATCTGGGAGAAAATGTTTTCCGGCACTGTGGAGGGAATGGAGCGCTTATCCAAGCTGAGGCCCTACCTACCAGAGGGCTTCGATCGGGGCTTATCGATTGATCAGTCGGATTTGAGGGGGAAGGCGCAGGTAATGGCCGACTACGCGAAGGCCAAGGGCGAGGTAGCCAAGGCGCGCGACGAAGGCACGATCAAGCTGGATGAGGCACTGACGCGCCAGGCAGCGATCATCAAGGGAGCCCTGGCGAAGCTCCCGGAGGCATCGCCTTGGGGTGAGGCCATGGTGAATACCTTGGTGCGCGTAGAGGGGGAGCTGAATGCTCTCGGCGTGGCTGCGGAGCGCGCTG